CGGCCGCGGAGAGGGTGCCAGTGCGGACGCTGCGTTCAGCGCCCGGCAGGCGGATCGGCTTCGACGTAGCGCCGCCGACCATGCCCCGCTTACCCGAGGTGCCGCTGGCACCGTGACGTGTGAGGTGAACCGCTCGACGACGACGGAGGAGGCGGCGGGTCGGAGGCAAGGCCGGGTCCCGCGCGCCCCCTCCGCTGTCGTCGAACCCTGATGCTGATGCTTCGTTTCCATCCCGACCTTGCCTGCCACCGATACTGCCTTGTGCGAGCGGCTTTGTCAACTTCTTTTTGCAAGCTGCTTGCGCAAGCGGCTGCTACGCGAGCCGCCGGGGCGTCTGCGGTGGTTGTCGGGCGAAGAGGAAGCGCGGTTGCTCGCGGCGTGCCGCCCGGCGTTGCGGCGCCTGTTGACCGTGGCGGTCAACACGGGGTGCCGGGCCGGGGAGTTGCGGGCGTTGAAGTGGGGAGACGTGAACCAGGAGTTGAGGATCGTGCGGGTGGAGCAGAGCAAGAGCGGGCAACGGCGGGAGGTGCCGTTGAACGCCACGGCCGAGGCCGCCATCGGGGAGCGTCCAGCGGGGGCCACCGACGCCGACGCGGTGTTCCTGTCGGAGCACGGGCGCCCGTGGCTCGAGCGCAACCTGTGCGCCCGGGTGGAGTCTGCGGTCAAGCGCGCGGGGCTGGCGGGCGTGACGGCGCACACCATGCGGCACACGGCCGCCTCGCGAATCGTCCAGCGCACCGGCTCCCTGATCGCCGTCCGCGACCTCTTGGGCCACTCGTCTCTGGCGATGGCGGCGCGCTACTCTCACCTCGCGCCGGGGCATCTGAGGGACGCGGTGGACGCGCTGACACCACCGGCACCGGGACAAGAACCGGAGCACGACGAGTTGGAGGGGAAGCAGGCCAGCAAGCCCGCGAAATGATTCGCGCCCGTAGCACAATGGATAGTGCAGCGGATTTCTAAGACGCTGCCCGCCGGACTGCGATTGCCGTGCCAAGTCGAGAGGTTGCGCGGAATGACGGTGGAAGTTGTCGTGGCACCGGCGACACCTGCGGCACGGATGACCATGACGGCACTGGCGACCGGGACACGACCGGGATACGTCCGGCCGCGTAGGATGCCCCAGGAAGGCCGCAGGTCGTCCAAGGTCGCGCGGCCCGATCCTGGACCCCTGAGCGCCCTGGCGTGGCGCGTGGGGCGCGTGGTGCGATCCTGGCCCTGGCTCCGTGGGCCGGGGTTCTGGCGTCAGCCGTCCCCGCGGCTCCCGCCAGGAATCTCCAGCCAGCACCCATCGCAGGCCCTGGCGTTGGCCACGGCGTCTTCGACCACGGGCGCGCACGCCTCGAGCAGCCGGGTCAGCCTCGACCGGCAGACCCGTGCTTCCTCGTCTCGACGCTGGACCGAGGCCCACCACCGGCGGCCAAGCTCCGATCCGAGGGGCCCCTGGGGCAGCCGGTCCACGTCGTGCCGGATGCGGGCGGCGTCGCGCTCAAGGCGCAGGCGGTCGTGCTCCAGGCACCAAGCCTCGGACCAGATCAAGGGGGCAGTGGAGGCCTCGCAGGCGGCGGCGACGGAGGCGAACGGGATGGAGCCCCCGCCGCTCATCGGAGCGCCTCGCGGACCTGGGCCGCGGCGGAGCGACCCTGCTCGAGCTGGACGACCAGGATCCCGAGGTGCTCGGCCTCGGCCACCTCGCGGTCGGCGCCGGGGCTGTCGCCGGGCAGGCGCACCAGCACGTCGCAGGCGGCGAGCCAGGCGAAGTCGAGAGCGAGCCAGGTCTCGTAGTCGTGGGGGTGGACGAGGTGCCAGAAGTGGTCGAGGTGTGGCAGGTACGGGGCAAAGCCGCCGCGCAACAGGCCTTCGGCGGCGTCCATCGCTGCGCGGACGTTGGTGGCCACGTCGCCGACCGTCATCGGCGATGCGACGTAGACACGCAGTGGTCGTTGCTGGTGTCGAATCATGGGCTACCCCACCTCCACGCGGATGCGCCTCGGGTAGGGCCGGATGTGGATCACTGGGCACCCGATGGCCACCGGGCGCATGGCCCTCTGCTCCGGGTACGTCATGCGGCCCTTCTCGTAGGAGCGCAGGAAGCCGCCGGTCCAGACGGTCAACTGGTTGCGGGCCGCGTAGTCCGAGCAGTCGTCGTTCGCACCCAGCTTGGGGTCCACGATCCCGGACATCATGTGCGTGTGCGCGAACAGGATCACGTCGGCCCCGTAAGTGCCGTCGCTCCAACGCAGGCCGGCGTTCAGCTTGCCCCCGTACGTGCGACCACCGCCGGACCCGTGGTGCGCGGCGAACCGCACGCGGCGGTCGGCCGGGCGTCCCGACTTGCGGCGCTTCCCGCTGGCGTCGTTGAACCACACGGCCACGTCGAAGAAGCACGACATCCCGAGGTCGCGCGTCCCGAGTTGCTGGACGAACCACTGCCACAGGAACTCGACGCCGTGGCGTTCGATCCATCCCTGGTCGTGGTTGCCGCGCATGATGCCGATGATGCGGCCACGCGCCGGCGCGAGCAGCTCGACGGCCCGCCGGAACTGGTCCGGCACGAGGTCGGCCAGGTTCTTCCCGAAGGCGATGTCGCGCGAGAAGCGCTTGTCGCCGATGTCCACCCCGTCCACGAGGTCGCCGGGAGAGATGAACACCGCATCCGGGCGGCGACCTTCCTCGACGGCCTCGGAGACGCTGTGCTCGGCGCACCCGGAGGATCCGATGTGCGTGTCGCCGATGGGGATGACGTCGAGCAGATCAGCAGGCACGGACACGCGGGCACACGGGATTGGTCCAGGGAACTCCATGTCAGTCCACCTCGAAGGATGGGGCGCCGGCGGACGACGCCAGGGCCTGCGCCTCGAAGTGGTCGCCGCAGTCCCGCACGTCCCAGGTGGAACGCACGGCGCGCACGGACTGGTCCGGCAGTCTGATGGTCACCGCCTCGACGTGCGGCAGCGCCAGCAGCGCGGCAGCCTCAGCGAGCAGGCGCCGACGCAGGACGGCAGTCGGGTCGTTGATCGGCAGGGGGTCGGTTGGTTGCGGTTCCGGTTGCGGAAGTTTGCGCCGAGCGGCAACTTCTGCAAGCGGATCCGCGTAGGAGGGTGGGGAGCCCCGAGGCGTGGGGGAGGGAGAACCCAGCCCCGGGGCATTCCCCATGTGCGCGTGCTTCAACCGCAGATCGCGGGCACGGCGACAGCGTGGCGAACAGGTCAAGGCCCGGGTCCCGCGCGCACGCGGGATCACCTGGCCACACTCCGAGCAAAGCGGATCGTCTCCGTCCCTCATGTCTCCCTCCTCCTCTGGTTCATGAATCGCGAATGCGAACGCTTCATGCCTCTCTATCGCAGCGAGGGCGGCGTTTGTTTCACTGTCGGTTTTCTGTCGGGTTAGGTTCGCGGCGGTCGAGGCATCACCGTCGCCAGGAAGATCAGCAGGGCGACGACGACGGATGCCAGGACAACCGGGTTGGGTTCCATCGGTCAGACCGTGGACAGCAGATCGCGCAGCGCCGCGGACTCGATGACCGCGATCACCGCGAGCGGGCCGGGGGGCGGCCGTTGCCCTCCGCGGCCAGGGCGGCCTCGGACTCGGCCACGCGCCGAAGCTCCGAGCCGAAGTGCTCCAGGATCTTCTTCACCGGCTCCGCGATGTCCTGCCGGTTGATCCCCTCGGCCACCGTGGCGGCGAGGCCGAGCAGCTGGCCGACGACCTGGAGGCCCTGGAGAACCGCGGCGGCCTGCTTCTTCGCGCTCACGGCTTCACCCCGCTGCGCTCGAACAGGCGGCGCACGTCTTCGAGCAACTGATCGCTGGGCCCCGGATTCCCGTCCGCGGCGAGCGTGTGGATCAGGATGGCGACGGCGTGCTCTGCCCGCGCACGTCCAAAGTCGGGACCGAACTGCACCTGGGACGTCCCGTCCTCGTACATGCGCACGTCCACGTGGTCGAGCATCTTGGGTTCGCTCACGGCGTCACCCCCCCCTTTTTTTTCCATTCGCCACTCGCTTGAGCACGTCGTACTCGGTGAGCAGCGACTCCACGCGCGGCTTCACGGCGTCACGCCTTCGCAGCCAGGCACCGGGCCGATCTCGCACGGCGGCTCGTCCGGCTGCCACGGCCCAGCCAGCCCACAGGCCAGGTCCCGGATCGTGAGCAGGATGTCCGGCACGTCGTCGTCGGTGGCGACCTCCCACGTCTCTGTGGTGGCCCGCAGCGCCGCGCAGGCTGCGCCGATCCACTCGACGGACACCGACTCCCCGGCCGCCATCACGGCATCGGCCCCACGAGCCAAGTCGGCCAGGGCGGCGGCAGAGCACTGCACCTTGGCCGCCACCTCCCACGCCGGACGGACAGCCTCGCACCACGTCTCCAGGGTCAGGTTGCCATCGTCGGCGAGGTCGGCGCGGATCTCGGCCGACGCGATCTGGAACGCCACGGAGGCACCGTGCTCCACCTCGACGGCGCAGAGCGCGGTCCCGGAGGCGACGCGGTGGCCGATGGTGCTGCCGCACCCCGCCGCCACGGTCAGGCACGCGACCACCGCGCAGCCGGACAGCAGCGTGACCAAGCCGGTCACCAGCCACATCAGGCTCGGATGCCGGTTCAGGAAGGCGCTCACGGCGTCACCACCGGGGCAGCCTTCGTCTCGCCAACCTTGGCTTCGATCTTCGCTCGCAGGTACGCCTCCAGCGCTTCCTGGCCCGCCTGCATCGCGGACTGGAGGGCCGCCAGGCCCTTCGTCCCCATCGTGGCCTTCACGGCGGCCAGCGCCTTGGAGAAGACCTCCTCGGCCTCGGCCTTGGTCAACACCCCGTCCGCGGCGGCCGCCTTCAGACCGTCCACCACGGTCTGCTGCACGGACGCGACGGCGGTGTCCACGGCCTCGTCGAGTTGGTCGAGCACGGACTGCCACCGGAGGCTGGCCGTCCGCACACGAAGCCACTGAATACCGAAGCCCACCAGCGCGGTCAGCAGCGCGCCGAGCACGGGCACGACGTAGCCCGCCAGTTGCCACCCGATGCCGGTCCACGTCCACGGCTCGTCCTCTTGCGGCGCCACCACGGTCACCTCGGCGGGCACCGGCTCCACCACGGCGACGGGCTGCACCTCGACCGGGAGGACCACGACGGCCGCTGGAGAGGCATCCACGGGGGCCTCGTCGGGCGCGGCCACCGGGGCATCCGCCACCGTCACGTCGTCGTCGGCTTGCGCCACCATCGAACAGGACAGGACCAGCAACATCAGAACCCAACGCATCCGTCTCTCCTCCTCGTCATTGGACGAAGTGACCGAGCAGCCACGCGCCGAGGGCGACCCCGCCCCCGCCCAACGCGGCTGCGATGATGATTCGGATCGGCTTCGCCCGGTCTTCGGCCAGGGCGCGCCACATCTCCAGCGCACGAATGCGCTGCTCGCACTCCTTGTGGTCCTCGCAGACCTGGCGCTCGACGCGGATCACACGGGCCGGTGCCTCGACAACCGGGAAGCGGCTGGTGTCCGGCTGATCGTCGGACTGCTGCTCCCGGTTGTACCGTTCGAGCACGCGATCTCGGCGTCCGGTGTCTGCCACGGTCAACCTCAACCGTCGCGGACGACGGACTCCACAATCTCAGGTGAACGGACAGCCGCGATCAACTGGCCCACACGGAACGCAAGCGGCGCCTTCGACGTGTGCTGCACACGGGCCTTGAACTCCAACCTGCGCCGCGCATCCCGGTACGCACGGACCGCCTTCCACGCGGCTTCGTGCTGCTCTGCGGTCGCACGCTTCCCAAGGGCGCAGACGTTCGCGGGGCGGACCAGCTCCGCCGGGAACGGCGCCACCCACGTCGGCCGCTCGTCCGGCGGGTCACCACCGGGCGGGGCGTCGTCGAGGGGCCCGAGCTTCGCGGCCTCGTCGATCCAGGTGACGTGCTTCTTGATGCGCTTGGCGATCTGCTCCGGCGTCTGCCGACCCCAGTGCCGCGCGTGGACCGGGAGGGACAGGTCCGTGACCGCCATCCAGTCGAGCGCCTCGACCAGTAGGCCACGGTCGGCGGGGGTGCGGTGGTTCGCCTCGGCCCGGCTGACGGCGCAGTTGAGGATGTGCCGCAGAGCGCCGGTCCCCACGCTGTAGTCCATTTGGATCGTCCACCACAGGTTCCGGTCGGCGCGCAGCAGCCACAAGCCGACGCGGTGGCGCTCCGGGTCGTCGGTCGTCTCGCCGCGCCAGTAGGCAGCGTCCTTGATGGCCTCCAGCCCGGCGATCCAGCAGGCGCCGAAGCAGTCGAACGGGTCGGCCCCGAGGTCGCGCGCTCGCGCGAGCGGAACCTGCGACCACCCCACCTCGATCAAGTAGCGGTCGGACGACACGGCGAGCCGGTCCCACCCTGTCTCCTGCGCAATCCAGTAGAGGTGCAGAGCAAGCGGGACGAACCCGCGAGACAGGTCCAACGTGGGACCGTGGACGCGACCTGCTTTGCGGGCGGTGTCTAGCGTTCCCATTGCTGTACCTATCGCGCGGAGTGCGCGTGTTGTTTCATCGTCTGTGAAGGCGTGTGGTCGGCTCGTCGTCTTCGAACCACTCCTCAAGATCCTCTACGCACTCAAACGTGGTGCCGCTGCCATCCCTCCAACGGATTTGGGCTTCGCAGCAAACACCACCCTCAAGGCCGCGCCGCGAGTCCAGTAGCACGGCAACGACAAGGCCAACGCGCGAGCCGTCGTCGGTGACAAGTTGGCCGCAGGAGCAGGTTTGCATGGTTAGACCGTCGCGCGAGCCTTCTGCCGCGTGAGTGTTGACCACGACAAGGCAGATCCGAGTGCCCCGTTGTGTCCCGCCGGTGACGACGTGATTGCCGTTCCTGCGTTCTCACGGCACGACCATCTGATCTGGAAGGTGCCAGCCGTGGGGAACGGAGTCCCTTGCGTCAGGTAGCGCCGCACTTCATCCCATGTCAGGATTGCACCCTTGCGCCAGATCACATCGTTCACCTTGAGATCGCCCAATGCGAGATCGAATGTGCCGAACACGAGATTGCCAGTTGGCGCAACGCTTGCCACGACACCGAGATCGGCTTCCGCGATCATGTCAAGGTCGCGCCATAGTTCCAACTTAGCACGGACCCGATCAATGACAGACCAGAAGAAGCACCACCGATCCTCGGCCTTATGGGTACTGGTTGCCATGGCGAACGCGGCCCCGTCGTTCGCGTAGGAAACGACTGCGCCTGCCGCGTTCATGTAGATCGGTCGCCAGTCCCCAGCGGTTCCCTTGAACGTCCAGAGACATTGGGCGGCGTGCTTCTGCTGCTTGGCCCACATCCCGAATCCGCAACTGACGGCCTCGGGTCGCAGATCAACATGATCCGCGATGGTGATGGAGTCACTGTAGCAGAGGTTCTTTGCGCAAGCAGCTACATTCTCGATTGGTCTGCCGCCTGTCGCAATCAACGGCCTCGACGTTCTGCCCTGCAACGAAGACGCCAACTCTTCACCAAGCGTAAGTTGACCAGCAGCCGTAAAGTGGACGCCGCCATCCCATGGCAGGCCGGTTGAGTCCACGGCCCAAGTCAACGGGCGCTTCCTCGTTGCCGCATACTGCCCGGATCGGACGCGGTAGGACCACGAATACGAAGACACCTCAGACAGGGCCATCATCACGAACGGGCAGCGCGAAGACGACATAGACGCGCGGGCAGCATCGATCAGCGTCAGGATGTTGTCGCGGTAGAGTAGCGCGTTGGCTGCCGTGCTGTTCGCGTCGGACTCGCCCTGTAGCCACACGATTCCGATGGGGACGGGCGCCGCCACACCGGCAAGTGCAGCAGCGATGGTAACGGCGGCAGCGGCCCACGTCGCCCCCGCAGGCGGGAGCCAGTCGGCGTAGAGGTTCGTTGATCCCTCCGCGTGCTTGATGATGTAGATCGTGTCGCCGGGATAGGCGTCGGCAAGAGCAAGGCCTAGCGCAATCTCCGGCCCGAAGTGATCGATGTCGTAACCGGTACCGCTCCGAAGGTCGATCCATGCCCCCTTTACCGCTCCGTCTGCTTCCCCGCCGACGTAGATTTGCACCGAACCCGCGAGCGCCGTAACGGCCGCAGCGGTTACGGCGGGGATCTCCGTGTTGAGCCCGTGCCCCTGCGCGTTCGACTGTCCGAGTAGCGTGACGACGAGGTTAGCCACGATGCACCCCCACCGCCTAGACGTCCGGCGCGTAGATTGGCGTTACGGTCCCGACAAGGGCACCGCCACCGATGAACTCCACATAAAGTCCATTTGTGATCTTCCCGTAGCATGGGATGGCATAGGTACCGATTGCGAACGTTCCGGTCCACAGAACCGCACCACCGGCCGCACCGTCGCGCAGGTTGAACGTCCCTGCGGTTGTGATGGCGCACATGATGTTTAGTAGAACGCCAACGGTCGCAAGCGGGATCGATTGCCCACTGGCGGCCATTGCCGTGCCCCACAGTCCGCGAAACTGAACCTGCTTCTGCGGCATGGACTCGGAGTCGCCTGGCTCCTGCTGCGATGGGCGGATGAACTGAACTCCCTTGCGATCCGTCGCCACGCGCGCATCGTCGCCGTCTGCGGACACGTCAGCAGGCAGCCCGGCCGGGTCAGCATACGCCGTGCCGATCAACCGCGTACCCTGCGTGCCAGCCGGTGAGTCGTGCTGACCGATCTCCATCGGCCAGTAATACCCATCCGGCCCAAGCCCGACCATCGCATTCGCGGGGATCGTGCCCGTGGTCCACAGTGGGGTTTCGGCCTGGACGTAGGTGTGGTCGAACGTGTCGGCGCCGGTTCCTGTCGGGATCGAGATCAGCGCCGCAACGGAAGCGCTCGCCGCGATGAGGGCGCGCATCGCTGTCACCGTGGTCGTGTCGTCGTTCTTGCTGGTGAGCGTCACGACCTTGCCGACCGCCGACACCGCCGCAGCACCGGCCGTTGCCATGACCCACGACACGCCGGCCTGAAGCGGGTGAACGGTGATGTACTTGCCGGCCGCGATCGAGAACGTCTCGTCCACCTGCAGGCGGCCCGGAGTACCCTGCACGTCCGTCGGCACCGCGCCAGGCGTGCGCGGCAGACGGGGCAGCACGTAGGACATCCCGTCGTTGTCGCACCGCGCGATCATCCGCTCGCCGTTGTCGCCGAGCCGCACGTCGGCGGCGACCGTGACCACTCGGTCGGTCCACAGATCGGTCGGGGCGAGGGACGCGCCGACGGGGAACGTCCCGCTGGCGATGGTCACGTCGCACACGTCCGCCGCGTCGCTCGCGGCCCACGTCGCCGCGAGGCTGACATCGGTGGACACGCCGCCGTCCACCGTCACCGTGATCCCTCCACCGCCAGTGCCGAGCGGGCTCGGGGTGTAGGTCACGGACTCGGCCCCGGTGTCGCTGACCACGACCGCGAGGCCATTCCGCCCGGGGGTGAAGGTGCAGTCGAGGCCGGTGTCGTACTCCCAGGTCTTGGGCTCCAACAGCGCCGCGACGGTGCCGTGCTCTGCGGCCGGGGCTGCCCCCGACGCCGCAACGGCCGGGACCGTGTAGGACCGGCCGTACTCGTCCACCACCTGCGGGTTGAACGCAGCCGGGTCCGCGACCGGGTCCTGACCCATGACGATGCGCGGGGGCGCGTTCGCCAGCAGGATGTCGGTGATGTTCTGCACGAACGACTTCAGGCTCCAGGCCATGGTTGTCTCCTTCGGCGCGCTGCGCCGCTACTGCGTCTGCGGTGGTTGCGTTGGCGGACGGCTAGACGTCGGCCTCGCGGAAGTCGGCACCGAGCCAGCAGGTGCCGACGGTGAACTTCTTGCCCGCCTCGGCCCCGCTGCCGACCACGATCTTCGGGGTCCAGTTGGTCTGCGCGATGGCGGCCGCGGCGGCGGACGAGGCGGTGCCGTCGATCTCGGCGGACACCACCTGCGCCCCAGGCGTCCCGGTCAACGCGACCTCAAGGTCGATCCACGTCTCGGCCACCGGGGCCTCCGGCGTGACCGTGTACGTCGTCGCCCCGCCGATCATGTGGTAGACGCGGAAGTAGTCGCTGGTGCCCTTGTGGAACTCGACGCCCCACCCGCCGGTGCCGGCTGCGTCCACGAACCCGACCTGCACCACCGGCGCCGTCGCGTTGATGACGCCCCAGTAGAGGCGCAGCTTCATCCAGGGCAGCGCGGCGCGGTAGAACGTGTACCCCACGAACCGAAGGAACTGCTCGACGCCGCCGTCCATGGGGGCGTACGCACCGCCGCGGGCTGCGTTCTGGGTCGCCCATGCCCCCGTGGCTACGGTCCAGCGCGGGTCGAACGCGCCGGCGGCCCGGTACTCAAAGTCGTCCCGGAACCGGTAGATCCCGGGTGTCGAGCCCCCGAGCGTGCGGAGCTGCCCCTGGATGCTGGCGTCCGTGTACGAGTCGCCGTCCACGCCGACCTTCTCGCGCAGGTCGATCACCTGGTCGCGCAGGTAGTTGGCCTCCTCGGCGTCCTCGTAGCCGTACGGGTCGCGCATCGGCACGCGGTTGACCTTCGTCGGGCCGAGCCCGACGTTGGTGGTCGGGCTGCTCGTCACGATGGTGCGGGTCGGGATCTGTGTCAGGTCTCCCATGGTCTCCTCGTGTCTGCCTACGCGGCCCAGCCGTCACCGAGCAGGTCATCCGCAAGGCCGAGGTCCGGCCAGTCCACGTAGCAGCGAACGTGCGCTGGCTTCATGCGCCAGAGCACGTCCTTGACCACCTGCCACTCGGCCGAGCCAGGAATGATCGGGGTGAAGATCCGCACGCGGAACGACATCGCGTCCCCGACGTAGGGGTTGTTGATGATGAACGCGTCGTAGCCGACCGCGGCGATCAGCGCGTCCTCGATGTTCTCGGCGTCGGACCCGCGGGGCTCGATGGCCCGCGCGCGGATCCGCTGCCAGCGCTGCTCGATGGTCCAGGTCTTCGGTGGGTTCGGGATCCCGAGCGTGTACTCCCACTCCGCGACGAACTCCAACGTGCGGTCCGGGATGGAGCCCATGATCAGCGCGTCGATCCTGGACATTCCCCACGCGAAGGCGATGAACTGCCCGCGCCGGTAGGACGCCGCGTCGGTCTGCTCGTGTTCCGTCTCGTAGAGCCCGCGGCCGTAGTTGGGGCGCGCCAAGCGCTCCGCGGCGTCGGCGCGGTCTTCCATGTCCAGCCCGGCCATGTCACCGAGCGGCTTCGGGTACGGAAGTCCCATCGTGCTACTCCCACAGGATCGACAGGTTGGGGTCCAGGGTCGTGAGCACGATCGGGTCGCCCGGGGTCTCCTCGTTCGTCACGTCGGCCGCAGGGACCGTCAGGCGGCAGGAGTTGACCCCCTCGACGCCACAGACCCCTGCGACGATCAGGCTGGTGAACACCGTGCTCGGGTGCTCGGACTCGACACGCGGGAAGCGTGGCCGCGGGGCATCGTCGGACGCCGACGTCCCGAGGTCGTCGAACACCTCCTCGATGGCCGCCTTGACCGGGGCCCACAGGGGTCCGCCCGGGAACATCGTGGTGGTCCCCGCGATCGTCCCAGAGAAGGGCTCCGTGACCTCGACGTAGTTCGCGCCGACGTCCGACACCACGCGCTCCTCGGCCTCCAGCCCGACGCCGACGAAGCAGACGACCCGGTCGCCGATAGCCACCGTGCCGACCGGTGAGGCGTCCAGATCGACGTGCGTGTACGGGGAGGCGCAAGAGGTCACGCCGATCGACCCGGTCCAGTCGGGCTCAAAGCCCGTTGCGGGGCGCACGTAGACCGTCACGGCCTGGTCGCTGGTGCTCGGGTTCTCGACCGTCACCTTCATGCCCGACGGAGCCACGGTGCCGAGGTGAGCCTGCACTGCGGCGCGCGTGGCGGCCGATACGATGCGTGTCCCCTCGGGTCCACGCGGGATCACGGTCACCGTTCCGCGCTCCGGGGTGATGTCCTCGTCGTCCCAGGCCGGGTAGATGAAGGCGGACTCGACGCCGTCGATGTCCATCGCCCACAGCAGGTAGTCGGCCCAGTTCCCGCCGCCTGGCCGGTAGCGGGTGGTAGCCAGGCACCGCGCCTGCCCCTCCTCGTCGGACTCCCCGTCCGCGCCCGAGGTGGTCGTGGTCCAGAGCCAACACGTCGGCGACACGTCGGCCGGCGGGCTGCTCACCGTCAGGACCGTGGCCACCTCCTTGTTGCCGACCGTGCCGAGCGTGTTGGCGATGGCTGCCGCGGTTGCGTAGCTGCCGCTCCAGCTCAGGGCAAGGACGTCGGTCGTCGTCTCGTACTCGGTGCCGTCCGCGTGGCGCACGACCGTCCCGGTAGGAATCACCGGCGTGCCGGCCAAGGACTCGAAGCGGATCGTGCCCTCCCAGGCGGTGGCCACGCGCCGACCGTCCTCGCACCACATGCGGAGGTGTTCGTCGAGGAAGGATCCCGTCGCGGTCCCCGGGAACATCTGCGCCTGCGACTCCAGGATCGACGCCTGCATCGCCACGGCGACGTGCGCCACGGCGTTGGCGTCCACCCAGGCGTCCCCGTTCTCGCTGGTGTCGAGCAGCGGGTCCTCGAGCGCCTTGCGCGCCAGGACGAAGCTGCGGATCTGCTCGAGGGTCCAGGTCTCGAAAGCCATGCGGCGATCTCCTGTCGGACGTCAGGCCACGGGCACCGTGTCGGATTCGACGCCCTCGACCGTGAGCGAGTAGACGATCGCATTCTCCTCGAGCCAGCAGGTGCGCGCGTAGGACTTCAGTTGGTCAGGCACCATCGGCTGTAGGCAGGCGTCGATCTCGTGTTCGATCTCCGTCGTGATGCCGGCCCGCCGCTTTCGCCCGAGCGAACGCACCCGCGACGTGAACTGCGGGGCGTCCGGCACGGACCCACCGACGAGCAGCACGCGGTTTGTCGCGCGGCCCAGGGCCTGCGGGATCGTCTTGTACTGGCCGTTCTCGACGACGTAGGCCCCGGTGTTCGGGTCCACGTAGCGCGTCCTGCGCCACGTCTTGAGGCGCGACACGCTCAGCGGATCGTTGGTGGTCGAGCCGCCGGAGTGCAGCAGTTCCCACCACACCCCGACGGGGAAGCCTGTGCCGAGGATGGTCATGGGTCCGCTCCTACGTGCTCGCTCGGATGGTCAGCGTCGTCGGCTCCGCGCCGGCGGCCGTGAACAGCAGGGCCACCACGTCGCCGGCCAAGTCCGTCTTGTCGAGGTCGATCGCGTAGAAGCCGAGCCCGATCTCGGAGACGCCGTTCAGGCAGGCCCCGAACGCACCGGCGTCGAGGCTGCGCTTGGCCGTCACCGCCAGCCCGGTCTTGAGCGCCTTGGTGGTCTCGTCGCGCATCGGGAACACGAAGCCGTTGAGGTCCGTGCCCTTCTTCACGCCGACCACGGCCGTCAGGGAGCGCGCCACGGAGAGCCACACCTTGTCGGCCGACGCCTGCTTGATGCTGACGTCGCTGGTGACCTCGTTGACCGTGGTCTTGCTCAGCACCACCGACGCGCCAACGCCCGTCACGTTGCCCCAATCCACCCCGGCGCATCCGGTCGCCTCGACGTCCAGCGTGTTCGCCGGGGTCGTGCTGCGGACGAGGTTGTCGATCTGCGTGGCGGTCGTCGCAACCGGGATCACCTGGTCGCACCACTCGGCCCCGGCCGCGTCCGAGAACAGGATCGCGAACTGGTCGCAGTCGGTCTCGGTGTTCGACACCGTGATCTTGACCAGCGCCGACCCGGCCGGCGACACCGACGGAAGGGTGGTCAGGTTGGCAAGCGCCCCGCCGTCCTTGCTGATCTTCACGTCACCGGCGGCCAGCGTCGGGTTGACCTGGAACAAGTTGGGGTCGGCCTGCGACGGAAGCGCCGTGTACGTGATGTACTCGACGCCGCGCTTGCACGGGACGTAGGTGGTCATCGCTCAGCCTCCGGTGACGGTCCGACACACGAACGGGTTGCGCGAGGACACCACGGCGCCACGGCGGCCGGAGGCCTCGGTGTAGTAGACCGTGATCGTGATGTAGTCCACGTACAGCTCGGACTCGTTCAGCGCGCTGACGAACCCGACCCCCACCCCGAAGTCAGCGTCCTTGACCCAGGCAGCCGTCAGGGCACACCCCCAGGTGTCGCTCGCGCCGCCACACGCGATCGGGTCCTCGAACGCCTGGACAGCCACCGGGGCTGCGCACTGGTTGTCGCCGGTCCTCGCCCCGCCGGTGTCGAGCAGTTGGACGAGGTCGCAGTTGATGGAACCGACGCACAGGCAGAACACCCCGCACTCGACGCCGTCAATCGTTGCCGTGGACGGCACGGCCGAGAGGTCGAACCCGCTGGCGTGCAGAACCGTCGAGCGGAGCGTGTCGGTGAACGCAACGATGCTGGCGTACGTGTCGTCGTCGGCGCAGACGTTCGCGGGGTCCAACCACGGCAGGTCCGACCAGGCGCCCTCGTAGTAGTCCGCTGCCGTCGTCGGCAACTCGGGCCCTGCGGTTGGCATTAGTCGGACTCCAGCTTGGTCGTGGTCGCCACCACGTCAGCAATCGCAGGCAGCACGAGCGGCGTGACCGTCCCAGGGACGATCCCGTTGATGAACGCCTCAACCTGCCCCATCCAGAACGCCATCGCCACGTTGCGGTTGCAGTTGTCGGTGTCACGCGCCACGGCCAGAGGCGACGACAGCACCGTGTCGAGGAAACTCGCCTTGGACGTGCGAAGCCGCAGCATTAGTTGGTCGGTCTTGACCCAGCGGTCGCCGGACTGCGCACCGCTCGGTGGGTCAGGCTCCACCGCGAAGGCGATCCCCCCGTCCCCGCGGCGCATCACAAGCAGCACGTCGCCCGAGGAGGCCATGCTGCCGAAGCCGGGGAGCGCGGCCTGGATGATCCCGGCCGGCTGCTCGGTGTCCACCTCGCCGTCGATCTCTCGGCTGGCGCCCGTCATCGGCGCAGTTCCGTCGGTCGCGTCCTCGTCCGCGTGGACCGTCAGCCAGTCCACCCAGCCGGTCGAGTCGAAGTCTGGGCTCTGCGGCACGGCTACTCCTCGACCCCTGGGATCCACGTCCCGGGCGCGATGCACTCAATGGTCGTGCTGGTCCCCGCAACCGAGTCGAACCCGAACGACCGCGACGTCACGAACAGCCGCATCCCGAGCGGCTCCTCGGGCGACCCGACGATCCCGCTCTGGGGGTCGTGCGTCCACACGAGGTGCCCGGGGCCGATCAACCACTGGTCGATCTGGTGACCTGCCAGGGTGGCCGTGTAGCTGAACACCTCGCGCCGGGCGTTGGCCGCGAGCAGGTCAGCGTGGTTCTGGACGGCCTCGAGCTCGTGGTACGACTTGGCAGCGATGGCGCAGTTCCACGAGCTGCGTGACGCCTCGGGGTAGGCCGTGTTCCAGGCCGTGGCCGAGAGCCTCGCCTTGCCCTTCGCGCTCGACCGCCCGAGGACCGTGGTCCCGTCCGGCGGGTCGTTGTTCCACTCGGCCGACCCCTCGACGATGCTGCCCTCGCACGGCGGCCCGCCGGTCCGCGTGCGCTCGATCAGCCCGATGGGCTCCGCGGTGTAGGACGGCGCGCCGATGTAGATCCGTCCGTCCGGCGTGTCCCACAGGGCAAGCCGGTGCTTGTTCAGGAGCTGCAGCAACCACTCGAGGACCGACTGCCCGTGCTGCGCACGGACGGCGCCGCGGGTCTGCCAGCCGTAGTTGGTCTGCACGTCACCCGCGGACCAGACCCGCACGGTCCCGGGCGCCAGCGTGTTGGCGGCGTCCTGCTCCTCGACCTCGCCGACGGTGACGCCGCGGGCCACAAGCACCCGCGAACCGTTCGTCAGCGCCTCGTTGTAGTCGCCGGTGACGACCACCCCCAGCGGGCGCACGAGGTCGTCCAGAATCTGCGCCAGCGTCTTGCCGGCCGGGCTGTAGCGCAACGGGATTCGTGCCCGCCTCAGCTTGTCGGACGGCCCCACCCCGGCCAGGATCACGAACGAGCCCTCGGTCTTGCTGGTTCCGAGCTGGGCCCGCTTGAGCGGCCCGCCGGCGACCTGGACCCCGTCCACGTAGACGTCGCACCAAGCACGCCCGAGCACGTAGTCTCGAAGCCGGGGGCCGAAGTACCTCTCCACCTCAGCCGGCTCGATGTACCCCCCGGTCAGCCGGTAGGACAGCGGCACGTCGAGCAGGCTGTGCGTGATCTCGTAGGACCGCCACAGCTTGCTGAACTCCGTGCTGGTCCCGTCGCTCGCCGTGATGACGGCGCGCACGTCATGCGAGAACACGGCGCCGACCTACACGCCCACGGCCATCGGCGTGAGCACCAAGGCAGTCGGGCTGGGCACGGCCTGCGCCAAGCGCCACCGGAGCAGGGACACCGCCAGGAGCGCCTCGCACCCGGCGCCGGTGTCGAGGTCGAAGCCCTGCTCGGCCTCGTAGAGCGCGGCGTCGGCCAGGCGGTAGGCCTCGAGCAGCGACTGGGCCGAGATCCGCGTCGGCGAGTTGAGCAGGGCCAGGTAGTCGTCCACGTACTCCTTCGTGGCTTCATAGGCTTCCGGCGCCGTCTCGCTGAACGAGACGTAGCTCGAGGCGCTGTCGCCGTAGGTGCGGACGTACATGCCTGGCGTGACGAAGGAGTCCTCCTCGAACGACAGCGACACCTCGCACCCGTCAAGGTAGTCGCGGCGCTCCCGTGCCTGGAGACACCCGGCGTTGAACGACCGGCCGTCCGGCAGAACGAGGAGCCCGCTGGCGCGGTCCACGTTGATCTTGTAGAGCAGGTTGTCGAGCCGGCGCTCCCAGTCGGGGCCGAACCAGATCGACTCAACCGACGCCGTGTAGGCCGCCCGCCCGAGGTCCTCGAGCACTTGGCCGGATACCCCCAGGGGCTTGTGCCTGGCTGCGGTCGTGCCGTGGTGGACGTCGTAGGTCAGCACCGTGAACTCGACGTCCCGCCAGGTGGCGATCCCCTGGGTGGGAGACGAGGTTCGGATCTCGCTGTTCGGCGACGCGCCGAATGGGCTGGACGTCAACGGCATGGCCTACGGCTCCACCACGGTCGGCACGCGCTGGCCGTCGAGCTCTGCGTCAACGGTCGTCGAGGCGCTTTCCGGGTTGATGTTGTTCGTCACGCGGACCATGACCCGGGCGGCGGCCGCGAGCAGACCGCGCCCGATGGTGTTCGGTGCGCCAGCCTCGGCCATCCCGGCCTCACCGCCGCCGGACCAAGCCGCGTCCGTCTCGCGCCTGCGCTGTTCGTCGGACTCGCCGACGACGCTCCGCACGATGGCGTCGGCCTCGCGGTCGAGGCCGCCCTCGGCGATGGCCGGCAACGCATCGGCCGGCGTCGTCCACCCGGCGCGCCACAGCTCCCCGGACGCTGCCCGCTTCCGTCGCTCCTCGTCGGTGAGTTGCCCCTCCCACAGGGTGCGCCCGGCCCCGGCCATGTCGTCGTCGCCGCGCCACAGCCCGACCATCTCCACGATGCGGCCGACGCCCCCGGCGATCCACTTCAGGATCTCCACCATCGTCGGCATGAGGGCCTTGGCGATCTCTTCCATCGCGAGGCCCATGTTGGCCTGCGCCTGCTTCGCCTTGTACTCGTCGCTCTCAACGTAGGCCGCGCGCTCGGCGTCGATCTTCGACTGCCCCTCGGGCGATGCCCCGCTGGCGTAGGCGGCCTGGGCCGCCATCATGTCCTCCCAGTTCTCGGACATCTGGGAGACGAGGACCATCACCGAATCCGGGATGCCCTCCCACTGCTTGCCTTCGGGGTCGGACTGGTAGGCCTTGGCCAGTTGGATCAGGGCCTCGGTCGGGTCGGCTGCCGTGACGCCTACGCCGGCCATCTTCTCGCGCAGGTCCGGCGACATCATCTGCCGGAACATCCCGCGCCACTCGCGCGAGCCGAGGCCCGGCGCCGCGGCGACGATGCCCGTCAGCCGCTGGATCGCGTCGTTGTTCCTGAACTCCGGGGCCAGCCTCGACAGCGCGGCAGCCAGCGAGGCGCCGAACTGGTCCTCGCTGATGCCCTCCACGGAGCGGCTCGCCTCGACGGAGCCGTAGAGCGCCTCTCGCCCGCCGGCCTGGGTGATCTGTCCAAGCTGCTGGCCACCGAGCCCCGACAGGTCCGCCAGGTCCACGATGGACTCGAGGTTGTCGAGCGCGGTCTGGTAGCCGGTGGAGAAGTCGTTGGCGGCGTCCAGGATGCCAACCAGCTCCTCGCGCGTGTGCGCCGTCTGCTGCTGGACACGCATCAGGCTGGACCCGAGGGAGTTGTACTCGCTGGCCGTCATGCGGGTCTGGAACTGGAGCGACCGCATCGCGGTCCCGAGGCGCACGATCCGGTCGTTCGCTTGGGTCAGCCCGGACACCAGGCCCTGCACACCGTAGGCCCCCAACATCCCGACGAACACGGACCGCACCCCGCCGACCGCGGAGCGGATCCCGCGGAGGCCGCTGGTCAGGGACCGCACGCTGCGCGTGGCGCGCTCGGCCGCCTGCCCGCCGCCGGCCAGGCCGTTCTTGACCTTCCCTACCTCGCGGACAACGCCGTCGGCGCCCTTGGCCGACAGGATGAACTCAAGCGCCTGGGATGCCGCCATGCTTCAACTCGCTCGCGGATCGCCAGGTCGCACGCGACACGAAGTCGAGCACCTGGAGCCAGTGGATGGAGCGGGCCGGGCGGCCGTAGTAGGCCTCCAGCTCCCGGCAGTAGCGCGCACGGAGGGTGCGCAGGTAGTCCGCTACGAACCGCCGCCGAATGAGGCGTCGGACTTGCGCATCGCCGCCAGCTTGCTTGCGTGCCAGTGCGCGAGCCGACGCAAGGTAGACGGAGCGCAACGGCTTAAGCACGTCTCCTCGAAAGGGCCGAGCAGGGACCTCGACAGCTCCTCGAACTCCTTGTCGCTCTCGAGCTGCGACGGGACCGGGGCCATCTCCTCGGCGAAGTCGTTGTAGGCCCCCAGGAGCGTGTCCAGTTCGGCGCGGGTGATGCGGGACCGGAGTTGGTCCGGCGAGGAGACGAGCGGCTGTGCACTCGTGGGGTGGGTCAGGGCCAGGGTCAGCAACTCGGCCGCGAACCGCGAGCGGAACTCCAACTCGGAGTTGCGCCCGAGTCCGACCTCGAGCCCGAGGTCCCGGGCCCACTTGCGGGCCCGCGTGTCGCAGTCGGAGTATTCCTCCTCCGACAGCAACCTCAGGCCCACCTTGCGCCCCTCGGTGAAGGGCCAGTCCACCACCTTGCGGTCCGTGAACCGGCCCTCCCCAAGGACCTCTTCCAGTAGGCACTCGAACTTGCGACCCATGCTACCCTCCCTCCGCGCGCGTCAGGCGCCGCGCTACTCGACGACCGAACCCTCGAACGACACGGTGCAGGTCCGGTCCTCGGCGAAGTTGTCGCTCAGCTCGATGGAGTTGATCGTGCAGATCGCGTCCTCGATCTTGTCGAGGTCCACGCGCCGGATCGTGATCTGCGACCCCTCCTGGAGGGCGGCGTTGTAGTCGTACTCGTGGCCCCCGCGAGGGATGGCCACTTCGATCGCCCCCTCCACCTGGACCGCGAGGCGCGACTGCATCACGCCCTGCCCGGCCGGGGTCACCACCCGGCGGTGGCCGGCCCTCTTGTTCCAGCGGATGGAGGTGGCCTCCTGGATCGGCAGGTTGTCGAACAGCACCTGTACGTGCTCGTACTTGGATCGCATGATTCTCTCCTGTCAGGCTTCGGGGCTACGAGCGCCCGACCTCGCGGTGGAACCCGGCGAGGATGTCGTTCCAGCGGACGCCGTCGATCGGCAGTTCGTACCGGAGCGTGGACCCATCGATCTCCACCACCGTCTCGGCCTCGTGAGCGCTGACGCGCTGGACGTAGCCGGCTTCCTCGTGGGCCCGCATCCAGGTGGTCAGGCTGCGCTTGACCAAGCTGGGGGTCGCCGTCTTGCGGGGCAGCTTGGTCGGCGGCTCGCCGTCCACGTCCGCGATGAACTTGTAGCCGCTGTACCCGCTGCCGATGCGGCTGTTGATGTCGTAGGAGACGTGCCGCGCCACGGCGGTCACGTTGGTGTGCTCGACGTAGTTGGGGTTGGTCACCGAGCCGATCTGGTGCTTGCTGGCCACCAGGGTCACGAGGTGGGCGTACCCCTCGGCGTCGTAGTTGACCGGGCAGATCCCGGACCGGATCGCCTCGTTCGTGTCGTTGGCGCTGATGTAGCTCGACACGCTCGACGGCGCCGTCACCCAGTCGAGGACCGGCGGCTCGCGCCCGATCCAGTTGTCGCTCGGGTCGGTCGCCTCGTGCAGGGCGGCCAGGCCGCCGGCGTTGCACGCCGCGATCCAGGGCTCGGTCGGCGACGACTTGGTGAACACCAGCCGATTCCAGTAGGCCTGCTCGTCGTAGGCCGTGGTGCCGTCGTCGAGGGCTGCATTCAGCGTCTGGGCCGTCGCCAGTGCGGCCGCGCTCGAACCCCACCAGCAGTCCGTCAGGCGGCCCAGGAGCGGGCTCAGGCCGTCCTGGATGAAGTCCTTGACGGCGGCCTTCGCGTCGGTCTGCCCGTCGTCGGCGATGACGACGTGGTAGAACTTCCGGCCGATGGCGTCGGCCGCGGCAAACGCGGCACTCCACGCGGGCTCCACGGTGCCGGTCGCCAGGACGCCACTCGCGGCGCCGACCGCCAGGGTCATCCCCGCGGGCAGCGTGATCTCGTAGGTGGTGGCGTTGCCCTGCAGGCCGAACATCTTGCAGGTGATGTCGAGGACGTTCGTGCCGGGCGTGTAGGTCGCGATCACCGGGAGGCCCGTGTCGCTGTTGATCAGCGCGGCCAGCGCGGCCCCGACGTCATCCACGTCCGCGGCAGCGGCCACCGACATCTCGAGCGTCTCGCCCGCGATCTGCATCGTGAGCGTGCTCGCCGCGGTGGCGGTTCCGGCCCCGAACTCCAGGCTGATGGTCGCGCGGGTCCCGGCGCCCTTGGCGGCGACGATGCCGTAGACCGAGCTGCCCGGGTAGCAGTCGAACCACACGCGGGCCAGCCTGTGCAGGTCGGAGCCGTAGCCCCAGTACCCGGCCGCCTCCTCGCTCGAAGAGATGGCGTAGGGCGTCGCGTCGGTCCCGGTGCCCTGCGCCACGGCCCCAGTGGAGTCGTAGGCCCGCTGCCCGATGAGCAGGCAGTAGTCGGTCTGCGACCCGCCGCGGTCACCCTGGCCGAACGCCAGCGAGAACACGGCGCACGGAACGCGCCAGTTGGCCGGGAGTCCCGGCACCGAAATCGTACCCATCTTGTCCTCCGGTGCGGGCGCCGGCTACAGCGTGCCCGCGGTCTTGATCGTCGGGCCGTGTGTGCCGGCCTCGGTGTGCTCGCCCTCGTAGTCGTCGAGGGTGACAGCGGTTCCCATGTCTCGCGATTCGTAGTGCTCGCAGGCGACCGTGATCGTCACTTCCGGGTGGCGGTCCTGCCGCGTCTCGTACTGCGCCCGCGTGACGTTGATGTTCTCGATCTCGGCCAGCGTGTTGAGGTCGTCGTCGTCCTCGTAGGTGGCGAGGTGCCCGGCGTCGAGCACGACGGCGATCTTGCCAACCGCGAACTTGCAGAGCTCGGACGCCGCCTGCCGGTCCGTGCCCTCGCGGGGCCCCGGCTGGTAGACCAGCTTGATCGTACCGTCGCGGCGCAGTTCGTCACGCGGCGGCCCCATCTTCCGCGGGCCGGCCGTGATGTCCTCCGCGTCCCAGTAGCAGTAGAGGGCGGGGTAGCGTCCCGCGCCAGCGTACGGGTGCGTCTCCTCGGTGTGGATGCAGGAGTCGGCCCTGGCTGCGTTCAGTGCCGCCTTGCAGAGCAGCACGACGTGGTGGAGCTGCGCGTCGGTCGCCATGCCTCACCCGTCAGGAGCGGAACACTGGAGAGGAGCCGACGGACGGGACGGGGCTGCCGATCTGCACCGACATGATCTCCCGCTCGAACTCCTGGCGGTAGAAGTAGGCCTTGCGCCAGACCATGTCGTTGTCCCCGCCGGGCCCGCTCGCGGCCTGGAAGTAGATCAGCGCCAGCGACTGGAGGATCGACGCCTCTTCCACGGCGTCTGCCTCGTCGGTCAGCGGGGCCATGACGGACGGGTATCGGCGCGCCAAGCGCCGGTCGATCTCTGCATCGGCGAGCGCGATCGTCGCCGTGAAGGTGCTCGAGCCCGTCAGCGTGGCGATGTACGGCTCGCGGGCCAACAAATCCACGCTCGTGCTGTAGGCCATCTATCAGTCTCCGTTGGCGGTTGCGCCCCGTGCGGCGAGGCTGCGCAGGATCGACTTCGTCAGCGACTCGCTCAGCTTCGGCAGCTCGGAATCGATCGTGTTGAAGAACCATGGACGCGCCGCAGTGCCCGGGTGGTTGACCGCGTGCGTCCGCTTGCCGCTTGACCAGGACGAGCCGTTGAAGCTCGACCAGACCGTCTCGCCCTGCTTGTTCGTCCGCTTCGGCCCAACCGTGACCATGCCGCGCGGCGTCTGCCAGCAGAGGGCCTTGCGGTTCACGGGGTCAATCGGGTGCGGCCTGGTCCCGAACTCGGTGAACACCGCCTGTGGCGTGTCGGCGATGATGTGGGCTTCGGCGTCAACGCCTCGACCCTCGACCTCCGCGACGATGCTGTCCCTGGTGTGCCCGAGGCCCACTGGGGCCGCCTCCTGGCACGCTGGCACTGCCTGCCCCCAGGCCCACTCCTCCACCTTCTTCCTCACGAGGTGTGGGATCTGCTCCGCTGCTCGCCCCAGCGTCTCGATGATCTGCTTCTCGTTCAGCAGCTCGATCTTGATGTCCATCGGTGGCGGGCTCCTGGTAGACGCGGAGGTTGGGGTTCACGGCCATGAGGCGCCGCGCCTCGAAGTAGTCGGCGGGCAACTCCTCGGACAGGCCGTCGCGGAAGGCGATCAGCCCGTAGGCGCCGTTCAGGTGTACTCGCGCGCCGGTCACGCCGTCGCGCAGTTCCAGTCGCATCGTCCCTCCTCGGTAGAACGGGGCGGGCGTGTTGTCCGCCCGCCCCTCGGTTGTGCTTGCGGATCAGGTGATGGCGTACAGCCGGCCGCAGGCCTTCTCGCTGTAGACGGCGACCGAGTAGTCGCCGACCATCGCGATCTCGACCGCGTCCAGGAGCTTGCCGTCGCCGTCGCGGGGCTCGCGGTCCACGATCACCGTGACGCCCATCGTGGTGACGTCCTCGGCCTGGAACCCGCCGCCGGAACCGTGCAGGCCGACGACGCCCGCCGCCTTCTCGAGCGCGGAGCTGACGCCGTTCCCGGACGGGGCGAGCGCCAGGGCGTAGATCGACGAGTAGGTCGCGGCGCCGCCGCCCTTGGACTCCGTCAGCGCGATGTACTCGTTCGGCAGGATCGGGTAGCCGTCGAACTGCAGCACGGGCCCGGTGATGCCGTACCGCGGGTCGCACAGCTTCACCGGGTCGGTGACCTTGGCGTCCAGCAGGGTACGGATGTTGCGCACGGTGCGGGGGTTCGCCACGAGCACGACGTTCCCGGCGCTCGGATCGACCGAGTCGATCAGGTAGCGCATGAGGTCGAACGAGATCGCGTCGCCGGTCGCCGTCGGGCCGGTGACGGTGTTCGTCACGGTGCGCGCGAAGCCGTCGAAGGCGTACGTGGTGGACGACACGGTGCAGTCCACGACGACGCTCGCCCCGCCGAGGTCGCCCGAGGTGACGTCCACGGTGATGTACTGCGTCCCGTCGGCGCTGGTCAGCGTGACGGTCGGGTCGCCGGCGTCCACGTCGGCCGAGAGGTCGCCGTAGTCAGTGTCGCCGGGGGCGCGGAACTGCAGCTTGATGGTGCCGGCGCCGTTGACCTGCCGGATCGAGCCGACGCCAGGCTGCAGGTACGGACCGGCACTGTTGAGCGCCACGCCCGCGAGGGTGAACGCGACGGTCGGGTAGTCGCCGGTGAACAGCGACTGGCGCAGGAGCCGCGAGAACGAGCGGCCCAGCCCGTTGAGCTGGACCTCGTACTGCGACAGCAGGTCGTTGAGGTTGCGGTTCGCCTTGCCCGGGATCTGGCTGGAGACGGCGATCGTCTGCAGCGTGGTCGAGACGGGCTTCAGCGTGGTGGCCGTCGGGGTGATGGCCCCGCCCGGCGCGATGAACCCGGCCGTCGGCAGGGCGCGCTCGCGCAGGTAGCTGTGGGTCTTGCCGCTGGACTGGGCCCAGCTCATGGCCTCGAACAGCTTGTCGGTCGAGAACGTGGACTTCATGACGGCGGCCAGCAGCTCGCTGCGCGACTGCTCACTCGCCTGCTTCCAGGTCAACATTTCCGCTTCTCCTCTGTGTCCGCCGTCGGCGCCACGTCACCAGCCCGCGACCATCGCGGTGGTGGGTCAGCGCCTGTTGATGGCGGCGAGTTCCTCTGCGCCGCGGCGGTACTGCTCCCCTTCGGAGCGTTCGCTGCGCGGCCGTGCGTACGGGCTCGGCTTGCCGCCCGCGGGCTGCCCCGCACCGGCCGGCGGGGCGGTCAGGAAGATCGGGTGCTCGGTGAGCCACCGATCCAGGTACTTCGGCAGGTCGATCTCCTCGTCGTCCACCTTGGCGATGACGTTGCCGTCGTCGTCGCGCTCGAAGGCGGCCTCGAGCCGCAGGAGCTTCAGGGCCAGCCCGATCTCGGACTGGCGGACGCCCGGCTTCTTCGAGAGCTCGGACAGCAGCGCGTGACCGATGTGCGTCGCCTTGTGGGCGACCCGCTCGGCCTCGAGCTGCTGGGCGATCGTCGTCTTCTCCGACTCCCAGGACTTCCGCTCGGCGGCGAGCTTCTCGCGCCACTTGCGGTTCGGGTCGTCGGCGCCGTCCTTGGGCGGCTTGCCTTCGGTGTCGAGGTCGGGGTCGATCGCGGCGTCGGACCTCGCGCGGTCCTGCGCCTCGAACTTCGCCCGCAGGTCGGCCAGCTCCTTGGCCTGCGTGGCCGTCTGCCCCTTCAGCTTCTTCAGCCGGTCCCGGATGATCTCCTGAACCTGCGCCTCGCTGTAGGCTCGCGGCTCGTCTCCCGCGGTCCCTGCCGCGTTGTCGGCACCCTCGGTGTTCGTGTCCTGCTGGACGGTAGCAGCATCAGCACCCATCGCGTCCTCCTGGCTGTAAGGTCAGCCGCGACCCCGGTTTTCGCCGGCAGGCCGATTCGGTCACGCCGCCGCGGTGGCCCGAGCCCGCGGCGGCGTTGGTTCCCTGTTCTCCTTGGCGAATCTCCCGCCCTGGTAGATTCCGGCGGGGTTGGTGGAAATGGCTCCGGCGCTACTAGTTCGCCGAGACGATCTCCCACTGGCCCACGGCCACGCACAGGAGCGTGACGGTGTTCCACTGCGCGGCCAGCGTGTAGGCGGCGGCGACCCCGTTGATCGTCTCCACCCCGGCCGGGGTCACGTTCACGTCGTCGGCGGCGGCGTCCACCTTCACGACCGTCACGACGCGCCCCACCGCCGCGGCGTCCGCGGCGTACAGGGTTGCGGCCACCGCGCCGGCACCGGCGCTGTCCACCCGCACGTAGTGGTCGGTCGTGGCGATGGCGCAGGCCCCGGCGGCCGGGGTGCGCACCGTCAGCCGCACCGGGTCGGTCCCGGCGTTCAGGTGCGTGTCGGCATGACCCGCCGTGGTCGTGGTCGAGGTGACCACGTGCCACTTCGTGCCATCGCTGCGCAGGGTCACTCCCTGGTACTGCGCCGTCAGGTTGTACGGGTTCCCGGCTCCGAGGCCTTCGATGTGCTCCACGCCGTTCGGGTCCACGGCGATCACGCCCGCGCCCGCGTCCACCTTCTTGATGCTGATGGTGCGGCCGGCGCAGCCCACCGCGGTCGGCAGGTCCACGTCATCCGACACGGCCCCGCTGGTCACGTCCAGCGCCTCGTCCGTCGCGAGCACCACGTAGGGGACCGCGGTGGCGAAGTCGTACGCCGTCGGCGTCGGACGCCGCCAGCCCTCGGCCAGGAACGCACCGCCCGCACCCGTCATCGGGATCTTGCTGGCGGTCGGGGTCGCCGTCGCGTTGGCGGGGTCCTCGACCACCTTGATGCTGCCGTTCAGGGTCGCCAGCGTCGAGGCCGCGCCGCCCCACCCCGCCAGCAGCTTGCCCGCGCTGTTCGCCTTGGCGATGGCGTTGGCGGCCGGGGTGGCCGTCGCCGTCGTGGCCGTCGTCGCGTCGCTGTCCGTGGCCGCCGCGTCCTTGTCCACGCCGGTCAGCGTGGCCGTGGTCCACGTCGCCTCGGTCACCAGGGCGCCCGAGAAGTCGGCGTTCGTCAGGTCCGCCGACGTGAAGTTGGTCCCGACGCAGTTCGCCCCCTCGAAGTGGCAGGTGGTCAGCGTCGAGCCGGTGAAGTTGCAGCCCGCCAGGTTGGCGCCCTTGAACGAGCACGCGGCCATCTTGGCCCCGGCGAACACGCCGCCGGCGAGGTTCATGTAGTCGAACACGATCCCGCCGAGGTTCTTCTGCTCGAGGACCGCCTTCTCGACCACGGCCACCAGGGAGTAGCCCTGCTCGTAGAGCACCGTCGTTCCGGACGAGTTGACCAGCTTGTACCACTGCGACATTGCCTACTCCTCTTCGGTGCTGACCACGGGCTGCAGCCAGCACATGCAGTTGGGGTGCGCCGGGATCTCCGGGGCTTCCCCCTTGCCGTACACTCGCCGGTCACGCGGGCCGCACACCTCGCACGTCTCGTGGCCCGGCTCGACTCGCCACCGGAAGCCCGTCACGACCGACGACCTCGAGGCGGCATCCATGAACCTGTCGTGGTACGCGCGGCTCGTTTCAGTCCGCGCGATCAACCTCATGTGGTAGGACTGCTTGTGGTACGCCAGCCACTTGAGCGCCGAGTCGGCCATCTCAACCGACTGCATCTCGACGGCGCGCCGCAACTCCTGGGCGGCCCGCAGCGAGGCACCACGCAGCTTCGACCCGATCCTGGCCTCAACCCCATCGGGGCCACGGCCAAGGGCCTCTGCGTCGCGCCGGAAGGCCGCCAGCCGCTTGGCGAACCGCAGCCGGTCACGAGGGTCCGTGCTCAGGACGGCCAGCCTGGCGGCCCTTGTGGCGCGCTTGGCGGCCCTTGTGGCGCGCTTGGCGGCCCTTGTGGCGCGCTTGGCGGACTGCCTGGCTCGCACCCCAGGCCGGACGCCCGAGGCGTCGGCCGCCTTCTGGACGGCCATCGTCAGCGACTCGCGCCCGGCCAGGATCTGCCGTACCGCGCCCGCGTACTGCCCGGCTGCCTGTCCCAGCGACCGGTGGACGGACCTCGACAAGCGCCTTCGCAGCGCGTCCTCGTCGATCCGCGCACGGAGTCCGCGCCGCACACCGGCCTCGATCAGTCCGCGCTTAGCGGCCAGGATGAGGGCCTTGCTGTGGCGCCCGACGATCTCCTCGACGAGCGCCTCGATCTCCTTCTCAAGTGCGGCCGCGCGCTGCTCGGGCGGCAGGGCCAGCAGGCGCCTCGTCAGCGCCCGCAGCGAGGCCTCGGTGGCTGCCATGCCCGCCACGGCCAGGCGCCGGAGCCATCCGGCCCGCAGGCGGCCCACAGACGGCACGGGCTACTCCTCGGCCGCCGGCTGCTCTGCCTCGTCGTCCTTCTCGTCGTCACCCTCAGCGGGAGCGTTGTCGGCGGCGAGTTCTCGCATGGCGTCGGCCGCGGAATCCTTCGCGGCAACCGCGTCCTCGATCTCCTTGTTGCTCGCCTTCCGCTCCCGGTCGTCCAGGTCGATCATCGTGTCCCGCAGCCCGGTCAAGAGCCGCACCTTGGCGATGTTCCCGATCGGCAACAGGATGGCGTCGGTAGCAACCAGGAG